GCACGAGCCTACCAGTCAGGCCGCGAGGGAATCTCTGACGAGGCCGCTGCGAAGTGGGCGAAGTGGTACATGCGGACGGTAGAAGAGGCCCACGCAAACCGCACCCAGGACCTCCTGGAGGACATCATGCGGGGCACCGATAAGGACGCCCTGAAGGAGTCCCTGAAGGCCAACGGCGGGTTCTCCGATGGGGAGGCCGCCAACATTATCGAGAGCATGTTCCCGTCGAAGCCAAACGACAGCGGGAGGATGTCCAGCCTGAAGCACCGCAACACGATCAACGAGACGCATACGGAGACCTGGACGCGGCAGGACGGCTCCTCGGTGGAGGTGAGCCTCAACGACTTTATCCACACCAACGCCTTCGACGTGGTGGAGCCGTACCTCCGCAGGACTGCCGGGAGCGTTGCCCTGGCCAAGCACCTCGATGTCTACAAGGCCAACCAGATCGACAACCTCATCGCGGATGCCACCACCAACAAGCTGGGCCAGGAGTTCAAGAAGCCGGCCGAGCTGGCGTCCCTGAGGAAGGACCTGAAGTTCGCCTTCGACCGCATCCAGGCGATCCCTGTGGAGCAGTTCTCTACGCTCAACAAGAGCATGGAGATGTGGAGGAACTTCAACATCATCCGCCTCATGGGTGGTGCGGTCTGGAACCAGGCCACGGAGCTGTCGCAGATCGTCGGCTCCATGGGCCTCAAGGCCACGCTGGCGGCCCTTCCTGAGCTGCGGGCACTGCGCCGTGACCTCGCCACAGGGAAGGTTGGCAACGACATCCTGGACCACCTGGAGAACACCATCGGCGGGGTGGGGTCCGAGTACATAGCCCGCATGGAGTTTGGGGCGAAGGACGACTGGGTGAAGAACAAGGGCGACACCGCATGGAACCGTCGCTGGGATGCCCTCGACACGGCCCAGCGGAAGCTCGCTAAGGGTGTCCTCGACTACACCGGGATGACCCCGCTGATGATCCAGCAGAAGCGTGTCCACGCCATCGCGCTGGTGAACCACTTCGTGAAGACCTCGAAGGGTGAGGCGTCCTCGTTCCTGACGAAGGACCGCCTGGCCTGGATGGGGCTCAGTGAGGGCGACTTCGCCAAGGTCCTGGAGAACATCAACCAGTTCACCAAGCCGGCCAAGGGCGAGTTCGGCCAGAGCTACAAGATGGACTTCGCGGGGTGGCAACAGGCCGACCCGAGGAGCTACAGCCAGTTCATGACGGCGATCCATCGGGAGTCCCGCAGGGTCATCCAGGAGAACGATCTTGGCTCGATGATCCCGCTCATGGGCACCACCCTGGGCAAGACCGTCTTCCAGTTCATGAACTTCTCCATGCACGGTTGGAACAAGTCCCTTCAGTTCGCCCTGAACCACCGGGACTGGACGACCCTCAGCACCGTCCTCCACGGCTCCCTTTACGCCTCCCTGGCGTACATGGGCAGGACCATCCTGAACGCTCAGGGGATGGACGCTGAGAAGCGGCAAGAGTTCCTGGCGAAGCGGATGACGTTGGCGCAGATCACGGCCAATAGCTTCGGACGCATCAGCCAAGCTTCCCTCCTGCCGGTGGCCTTCGACACCGTGTCCCCGATGCCGTTGTTCTCGGGCATGCGGACCACAAGCGACCTGTCCAGCATGGCATCTAACCCAACCTACCAGGCCCTCAACGGCCTGCTGTCTCTCAAGAAGCTGGTGCGAAACGCAGCTTCGGATGAGTACCAGACGACGGAGAAGGACGTCCGCACCTGGGGCAAGCTTATCCCCCTCAACAACGTCTACCCGATCAGCTCATTCATCAATGCCTGGGCGAATGACTACCCGCAGCAAGAGACAGTAAGATAACCCCGAGGCCCCTGGAGAAATCTAGGGGCTTCTCTTTTGGAGAACTTTTTTGCCATTCAGTTATGTTCAGTACCAGGGAGATGGGATCAATTCCATCTTCACGGTGCCGTTCGAGTATCTCGACAAGAGCCATGTCTCAGCCACCGTTCTCGGTGTCCCCACCTCTTTCACCTGGCTCGGCACATCGGCCATCAAGATACAGCCGGCCCCCACAGGTCTCGTAGAGATCAAGCGCACGACCCCCAAGGATGCCCCTCCGGTTGACTTCTCTGACGGTTCGGTCCTCAAGGAGAAGGACCTCGACCTTCTGGCGTTGTTCTCGCTGTACTGCGCACAAGAGGCTCAGGACAGTTCGGACAAGGCAATCGCTCAAAGCTCTCTCGGCATCGACCTGGCGAAAGTCTATCAGGGGGCCAGGACGAGCAACCCGACCATCAGGACCAACGGTCAGCCGCTTCAGATTGGTGACCTCTACTTCAACAGCGTGGCCAATACCATGCGGGTGTACACGGGCCTCCTGTGGCAGGACGTTGGGGTCACCGTTCCGGGCATCCTGAACAAACCGACCACCCCCGTGATCGCTGCGGCCGGTCAGACTTCTGTGCCAGTCCCTGGCGGGTTTGACCCCGCAGGCATCGTGGTTTTCGTGAACGGCACTGAGGTGAACCCCCCGGATGTCACCCTGACCTCGGGCACCAACATAGTCTTCACAGCGCCATTCACGGGTGGAGAGGAAGTCACATGGCTCGCCTTCGGGGTGTTCCAGGTGGTTGACCTCGCTCTCCCATCGGGCTCCAGCAAGGTGTGGTTCCAGCAGGCCGGCACCGGAGCCTCCGTACGTAACCTCCAGGATCGCGGTCGAGAGACCATCAGCGTCAAGGACTTCGGTGCTGTTGGCGATGGTGTGGCAGACGATACCGCAGCGATCCAGGGTGCGATCAACTACGCCTCCATCTTCACCCGTGGGGCCACCCCGTTCTTGCCTGCGGGTAGGTACAAGATCACCTCCACGATCACCCTTGAGTACAACCGAGCGGGCCTGAAGGGTGACGGGGCAACCATCGTCACAGGAAACCAGGCGGCGGCCGATTATCCATGGTTCTACATCACGCACTCGGATGACGCTGTGTTCCCGTCCTACTCTGTGCTGGAGATCGAAGGACTGCGCATCGAGTCAACGATGCCGCTCCTGGGCTTCGCCTTCAAGGTTGTGGGCAAGGGTATCGACAAGTTCGCCGCCCATGTGAAGTTCCGAAACCTCGACATCCAGGGGTTCTACTCAGCTTGGGAATACGGAGACTACGCCTTCGCTCCGATCATCTCGGCCTGTGCCATCAGCGGGTGCAATCAGGTCCTGAGGTCGAAGGGCACTGTCGCTGCTGGTGCCCACTATGTGATCGAAAAGTGCCTCGTGACCGAGGTGGGGAATCCCGTCGGCAACATCCCAATCTTCGACCTCGGTGGGGTTCAAACCTACAAGCTCATCGCCAATGACATCGAGGCGGCGAAGTCCACCATCATGACCTCCTCTGGTGCGGACGTGTACCTGTACGGAAACCACTTTGAGGTGGACATCGGCGAGACACAGACGCCGCTGTTTATTTTGGACAACACGGACTACGGCCACTTCGCGTTCATGCACTGCACCCTGTTCATCTGGATGAGCACGGCAACTGACGTTCCGTTCTACACCACCGCTGACCGCAAGGCCGCCTTTGTGCTGACGGACTGCCGCATCATCGTGAACAACGGCATCACCCTCACGGACAGTACCTTCCTGACGAACCACTACCATCCGTTCCTGGCCAACAAGGCGATCACGATTAAGTCCATGCTGAACCCGAAGTCGGGGCAGGCGCTGGTGTGTACGGGACCGAGTAACAACGCCCTCACCAACTGGACATTCCAGAGGGCTCTCACCGAGGACTTCACGCCAGGCGGGGTGGGCGATCCTCCCGCAGTCGTAACAGGCGGCGCTCCGTACGGGGGGAACTCCGTGAGCATCCCCAGGTCTCGCTACCTGGCCACGGGCATGATCTCTGTTCCTGATGCGGCACAGAGCGCCACCATCGCCCACTGGGGCAAGCCAACGTTCTATTCGTCCGGCCAGATGAGCCTGGAGGTCCGCCTGTTCAACGCCAACAAGGTCCAGACAAACCTGTTTGTGGTGAACGTGACTGGTGGGGCGGTTGGGACATGGCAGCGGTGGCAGATCGACACCCTTCGGAACCTTTCCGACAGTGGTACGAAGTACATCAGCCTGACCTACTCCGCCCCAGATGGTGTCGCATACGAGCTGGCGTACCCCTTCGTTGACTTTGCCTAATCCAAAGGACCTTATGAGCAATGCCCGCAACATCTCGAAGCTTGCATCGTTAGCAGCTCACGTATCAAATCTAGTGGGACTGTCCAACAGCAAGACGTCAATTGACGCTGCCGTTGCGATGGTCCCCCTTCCATCAGGAACCGTGCTCCCCTATGCCGCCCTCACGGCCCCCACAGGGTTCCTCCTGGCCTACGGACAGGAGGTCTCCAGGAGCACCTATGCGGCCCTCTTTGCCGTCATAGGGACCACCTACGGGACCGGCGATGGCTCCACCACGTTCAACCTCCCGGACCTCCGTGGGCGTATCCCCGCAGGTAAGGACAACATTGGCGGAACCGCTGCTAACCGGCTTACCACCATCAGCAACAACCTGGGTTCCACTGGTGGGGCTGAGACCCATACGCTGACGGTCGCCCAGATGCCCTCCCACAGCCACACGGTCTCCGCTGCGGGGACGGGCACGGCTTCGACCAATTACGCCACCAAAGCGTCCACGGCCCAGAACACCTCCTTCACCACGGACACGGCTGGCAGCGGTAACGCCCACAACAACGTGCAGCCCACCATCATCCTCACTTACATCATCAAGACTTAATTCATGACCGAGCCAATTGAGCATCGAGTTACCCGCCTGGAGTTCCGGGTGGATGCTCATGACACGGACCTCACGACTATCAAGGAGGATTCCAAGACCATGAGCGAATCCCTAAAAGCCATCAAAGACAACCTGAACCAGATCAAGTGGATCGCCGTAGGGGGCGCTGGTGCCTTCGTGGTGAGCCAGGTGGGCCTCGTGGAGGTCCTCCGCAAACTCCTCCACCTATGACTGAACGCGCTACTGAAAAGGAACTGAGCGAGGTCCACGGTGGCCTGGCCCAATGGTGTCTCGACATCATGAAGGGCGTGCCTCTGACGAAGGACGGCCAAGCTGTCCTCAAGCCGGACGGCCAGCCTTGGCTCGTACCGCCATCGCCGGCCCACCTGAACGTCATCCGCCAGTTCCTGAAGGACAACCGGATCGAGGCTGAGGCTCCCAAGGGTTCCGCCTTGGGGGACCTGAGTGATCTCCCGGTGTTCGAGGATGAGAACGTGGTCCCCATCAAGGGCCAACGCTAAAACCGCAATACAGCCCCTACAGGGCTTCCTAAGGGTCAGTTGAGGGAAACCTCCGCTGGCCCTTTTTCATGGCCTCCTAGGGGCCTTCCAAGGTCTATATGAACCCAAAACATCGAGGTGCCTTGAGCGAACTCAAAGCAACCGTGTGGCTCCTGGAACAGGGCTACGAAGTATTCACTAACGTCTCTCCGCACGGTGATGCAGATATCATCATCCGCGATCCAAACACAGGCGAGCTTTCGGCCGTCGATGTAACCACGGCCATCAAGTACCTGAAGAAGGATGGGACGGTCTCCGTCCACCACAACAGGAAGAAGTACGAGGGCAAGGTGAACACCAAAGCCCTCCTTGTGACTGTTGACAACGAGTTCATCTGGGCATGACAGCGCCCCAGCATCCGGCCCAGAAGGATTTCAGGGTGTTCATGTTCATGGTGTGGCGTCACCTGAACTTACCCGAACCCACCCCGGTTCAATACGACATCGCTAAGTACCTTCAGCACGGCCCACGACGCGCGATGATCGAAGCATTCCGTGGTGTGGGTAAATCCTGGATCACCTCGGCCTTCGTCTGCTGGCTCCTGTGGAACAACCCCCAGCTCAAGATTCTGGTGGTGTCCGCATCCAAGGAGCGGGCCGATGCCTTCTCCACCTTCGTCAAGCGCCTCATCGGGGAAATCCCGGTCCTTCAGCACCTGAAGCCCAGCATCGACCAGCGGGACTCGGTGATCGCCTTCGATGTGGGACCGGCCACTCCCGACCACTCCCCGTCCGTCAAGTCCGTGGGCATCACCGGCCAGATCACCGGCTCCCGTGCTGACGTGCTGATCTCGGACGACGTGGAGGTCCCGAGCAACTCCGCCACCCAGACCCAGCGCGACAAGCTGAGCGAGGCCGTCAAGGAGTACGACGCAATCCTGAAGCCGGGTGGCCGCATCGTCTACCTCGGCACCCCTCAGACCGAGATGTCCCTCTACAACCAGCTCCCTGAGCGTGGTTATGAGCTGCGCATCTGGCCCGCCCTGTACCCGTCCCTCCAGAAGATCAACGCCTACCAGGGCCGCCTGGCGCCGATGGTCACCCAGGCCCTGGCGAAGGACTCTACCCTCCACGGGAAACCTGTGGACCCCAAGCGGTTCAACGAGCAGGACCTCATGGAGCGTGCCGCCTCGTACGGCCGCGCAGGCTTCGCCCTCCAGTTCATGCTGGACACCAGCCTCTCGGACGGTGACCGCTACCCGCTGAAGATTCAGGACCTCGTGGTCATGAGCCTCAATCCGACCATGGCCCATGTGAAGCTGGCCTGGGCTGCTGCACCGGAGGTGGTGGTCAACGATGTCCCCACGGTGGCCCTCACTGGGGACCGCTACTACCGCCCGATGTGGAAGTCCGAGGACATGTCCGAGTACACCGGCTGTGTCATGGCTATCGACCCCTCGGGCAGGGGCCAGGACGAGACCGGCTACGCCATCATCAAGGTCCTCGCGGGGAACCTCTATCTGGTGGCCGCAGGGGGTCTCAAGGGGGGCTACTCGGACGAGACCCTCCTGAAGCTGGCCAACCTCTCCAAGACCCACCAGGTCAATCACGTCATCATCGAGGCCAACTTCGGTGACGGCATGTACACCAAGCTCATCACCCCGTTCTTCACGAAGGTGGGCCACAAGGTGCTCGTGGAGGAGGTCAAGCACAGCACCCAGAAGGAGGCCCGTATCATCGACACGCTGGAGCCCGTGATGAGCAACCACAGGCTCATTGTGGACCCCCGTGTGATCCAAGCCGACTACGACTCCTGCCAGGCTGGGGACACAGGCATCAAGTACAGCCTGTTCTACCAGATGACCCGCATCAGCCGTGACAAGGGCTCCCTGGCCCATGATGACCGACTGGATGCCCTGGCCATCGCCGTGGCCTACTGGGTGGAGCACATGGCCCGTGACAACGACAAGGCCGCTGAAGCCATCAAGCAGAGGAAACTGGACGATGAGCTGAAGAGGTGGAAGCGAGGCATCACGGGGGACAAGGGCAAGAGGGTGACCACCTGGCATGGTCACAACGCTGCTGTCTCTCGGGTGGACACAATAGGATAGAGAGGGCTCAGTTTCCTCCTGTCTGGGGGATCATAGCTTCGGCTGTGCCGCATACACTGCGGACTTGGGAACCTCAGTGTGTGCGGACAGACCATGATCGCTACCACTGGGAACGCCTACCACCTGCACTCCATAGGACATCTTATGGGGGGTAGGGGGGAAACTTAAGCGTTCCTAGTGGTGGAACAGCCCATGATTGAGGATGCACCTCAAGATACCCTTATGATGTCCCTATGAGTCTCCTTGAGAGCCTCTGAAGGGACATCATCTTCATCATCTCCCTCTAAGACCCTCCCGCTGTGGAGGACCCTTAGGGAACCCCTCAGCAGCCGTAAGACCATCCGTTTGGACGCCCTCGGGAGGTCCTTGTGATGGCCAGTGAGGGGCTCCTTAAGGGCCTGTGCGGGGGATCACCATCTTCAGTGGTCTCCCAGGCAAATGTTTCACCGCAAAAATTTGAATGCCCACCTCGAAAATCGACGGCGGCAGTTTCCCCCCGTGCCACCCCCTCGCGCTGCCATCACGGCCGCCAGGTGGGCACCTCCTGGGGCACCTCCTGGGGCACCGCGTGTCACCCCGAGTTGCCACAGTCTGGGCACCACCAGCGCGTAAGTCATTGATTCTCAAGGCATTGCATTAGCTGGTTAAGCTGCTGCATGCCCAAAGACCCCTACACACGGTCTCCTAGTTGTACCCTCAAGGCTCTGCCTGGCTCCCTCACGGGGTCCAGGTGGGGCCTTTTTTTTCGTGCCCATTCCACATGGTGAAACGTGGATGCAGGTATCAGTCCGTTTTGCCCTCAGGTGCATCCTCAGGCCCTCTCCAGGCACCCTCAGGACCTCACCAGAGCCCCTACAGGGCCACAACAGGCCCACGGATGAGCCAACACACATGCGCACATGAAAGCGGCTCTATGGGGCCCCTATGGCGTCCTATTGGATTTCCCACATGGTGAAACGAAAGATGACCCACAGGTGATAGGTGGGGACTATTGGCTCTGGACCATCGATTAAAAAGTACAAATGGACGAGATTCTTCCGGATGTGGAACAATGCATCCCATCAACTCACCACACCTGAAGGAGAAAGACATGAACACCAACGCCGCTAACGATTTCGAGCAACTCAACGCTGAAGAGTCCGCAGCGTCTTGCGCACTGATCCTGGGCGACTTCAGCAAGACATCTCTGACCTATGAACTGCACTCGGATGGCTGGCCAACAAACGTCCGCGTGACGCTGCGCAACGATGGGACGTGGTTTCTGCATAACGCCTGAAGGAGATGACCATGAACAACCGTGAATACAAGATCACCAGCGTGATGGCCCTGGCCGGCGTAGATCGTGAGACCGCTATTGCATACTTGGAGGACAACGAGTGGAGCCCGTGGGATGCCTTCGTGAGCATTTGCGCGGATTGCAAGGATGGCCAGAAATCGGCCGCTAACTGAGGGGAATAACATGACCAATAAAGAACTGGCTATCGAGCTGCGGCGCTTTGCGGACGGACACAACGTGCATTCTGATGTGTACTTTGGGGGCCGCAATCACGAGAGAGCAACTTTCAACGACCGTGATGCAATGCAGCGCATTATTTACGGCCGTGCACTTCCTGGGGATGCTGACCGGGTGCGCGCCCTTGCTGACGACATCGAGGCGGACTGACCATGACCGACCTCCTCATGGCCCACGGACCAACCCTATGGTCCCTCCTACGACCTCGTGAGCGGCTCCTATTGACCCTCACACTCGCCCTGTCCTGTACGGTCTACATGGTCGTCTCCTAAGCCCCGCAAGGGGCTTTTTTGTTGTTGGTGGTGGAGGGCCACTACCCCTATGCGATAGTCATCAACTATCAAATGGTAGCTATCAATTAATAAGTACAACTGTACAATATAATTGTGCGATGCAATAATATTGATCATCAGCAGTACTTCCCTTTTTGGATACTCTCATGCAACTCGTAGACATCTTTGCCCTTGCCGACCTGACTTGCGAACAGATACTCAAGCTGAGTCAGGCCAACTGTTGTCACCACGAGTCGATGGATGGCGGTCGGATCACCGCATACATGTTCGGGGATGGGTCTCAGATTCTTTATGACAACCGCGCTGAGGCTGTGGTCATCCCACCGTACACTGAGCATTGATGCCCGGTTGAGCCCCTAAGGTGCACCCACAGAGCCCCGTAAGGGGCTTTTTTGTTGTCCTGAGGGTAATCATAGCGTCCACCTATCGATCCTCAACAGTTGATTGAAAAGTACAAATAGACGGTCTGAAGATTCCCCCGGATAATTCATTTCATCAACTCACCACAACCAAGGAGAAACAAGTGAGCAACTACTACCGGGTGATTCCGCGCGACCTGTTCAACGAAGCTAATCTGCTGAAGTGCTACGGTCAGATTTATCTGAACCTTGAGCGCCTTAACCTCCCAGGTGTCGAGCTAGTACATGATGATGAAGCGTTCGACATCGAGCAAAGCTGTGACGACGGAAGCACGTTCATCGTGAACGTGGCGCTGATGGTGCGCGGCTTTCACGCGCCGCTTTTCCGGCCCCTCAACAGCCGTGATGCGTGGCCGCTCTACATGGCCACTGATGAGGATGACATCGCAGTCTTCAACGACGATGGCGCCTTCAGTGAGGAGATGCTCCGCTTCCTCAACGGTCAGTAAGACCCTCAGGGCCTCTCAAGGGGCCTCTACAGACACCACTAAGAGAACACCATGACCACCACCACTCGCATCATCACCCTGGCTGAAGCCCAGCGCCTCTACGTCCACCGCTTCACCATGGAACACGTCCCCGCATGGGCCAAGAAACCCATGGGACACGGCCGCTACTACGCTCCGCAGTACCGCACCGATCAGGAGTGGTATGAGAACACGGTCTTCCCTGGCGAGGGCTGCATCTCGAAGCGTTCCCGCTATTGCCAGTCGAACGGCCAAACGTGGCCCCTCGGGACATCTCTTGAGCGCCCCTACGTCATCGGACAGGAGGCCG